CGGCGAACTGCTTTAGGAAGTCGAAGTACTCGATGGCGCAGAAGATAAAGACATTCCCACGGGGACGCAAGAGTTTGAAGCCCTCAGTAAGAATGCACTTTGCAAGCTGACGTGCAGTTTCCGGATCATCTTCATAGTTATGATGGTGGAGTGTTCGAGCGCGAAAACCCCCTGAACTTGCGTCAATACCATAGGGCGGATCAGCGAGGATGAGGTCAAAAGACCCCGGTTCAAGAAGCGGCAACAACTGAGTAAGGTCGGCATGACGAACCTCGAGAGTGGGGGCGTCTTTCATCTTGGCAAGTTGCCGCCGGATCAGCTCGCTGTTGTAGCGTTCTTCCTCTTTCTTGTAGATGAGCGCGAGTGCTTCTGTTTCGGAACGGGCGTTCGCAATGTTTGGATCGTCGAGATGTTGAGCGATAGTGACTGCTGAAGAAACTTTTTGACGAGCTGTTGATACTGCTTCAGTTGACGAAGGAATTGCTTTGAGGTTTGTGTGCTCCCCCTCACCGCGGCGCGCAAACGCTCCTCCGTCAGCCAGCTCTTGAGCTGTGTCCTTGAAAGACTGTCGAGGATTTGATGCAGCTCGCATTGTGTGAAGGTCTGCGATTGCTTGGACGCGATCTTGCCACTCGATTTCTTCGCGGTAGATGTTTTCATGGAGTTCTGCCTCAAAGCGTCCGATCTCGTTCAGGTAGTCGCCGAGCGGTGTGATGGGGATGTGGCCAAGCGGGACGTATAGTTCGCCGAAGTGGAACCGAAGCTGTTCGTCGTTGAGTTCTTGGATCGCTCGAAAGCGGCGTTCGCCGACGCTTAGGACCCACTTAGGGCCATCGGCCCACATCACGGGCGGATGAAGGAGCCCCACAGTGAGGATCGACTCTTTGAGTTCAGTCAGAGGCTTCGCTGCGATCGATCTTCGTTGACGCTTGCGAACCTCGACGGAGTGAAGTGGAACTAAGAGCACTGTGGGGACTCCTTTCAAGAGCCGAGGAAACGATTGATCTCGCTGCCGAGACGGTCGATGCGAGTGTGGAGTTCGTTCATGTAGGAGCCGACGTTCTGGTGTGGCTCGGACTGGGCTCCACCGACCTGACTCAACTTCTCTGGCTGAGGACCGGTGGCTTGGTCGGCGAGGCGTTTGACTACGTGCCATAGGTCGTCGATACGGTTCCAAGCCTCGCGTATCGAGTTCATATGGGCGTCGATGATGGTCGGCTGTTGAGGGGCAGTCTGTCCTGGTTCGAGTCTTTGCATTGGGTTCTCCTGTGAGAGGGTGGTTGGAGGCCCAGCTGGGACGCGATACCACCAAAGCCGGGCCTCCACTCTGTTCCGAGACGCACCTTGCCGGGAGATCTCGGAACGAGAGCTACTTGATCGGCGAGAGCCGAGCGAACTCCGCGATGATGAACGGAGAGCCGTCCTTGCGCTTGCCAGGGCGGTGCACCAGCTTTCCGGCAAAGGGGCCGGCGCCGCGCAGCATCGAAGGCATCCACACGACGCCGGCCTGGTTCTGGCCGACGGCCTTGCGAAGTTGGCCGAGCTGGAGGTTCCGGTTGACGCCAAAGTCGAGCTGACCGTTCTCGTCGAAGTCGAGAACGCAAGTGTAGTAGACGCGCGGCTTGTCGGTATTGAGAAACTGCTTGACCTTGTCGTCGTTGACGATGACGGGACAGTTGAACTTGGTCATGCTCCACTGCTGACCGATGTTCGGGCCCTTCTGGTACTCGCCGCTGAAGGTCTCGAAGGCTTCCGAGGTGAAGTCGTCGACCATGAGGTTGAGGTACTCTCCCTCGGGCACGAGCTTGCGCTCGGTCTCGAGAGGCTGGTCGATCGTGGTGCTCATGAAAGCATCAGGATCAAACGGAATACGAGTGTTCATTCTAAGTTCTCCTTCAAGTCGCCTTCGTCGGAGTTAAAGGTGCAGCCGGCAAGACGGGCTTGCCGTAAGCGGCTGCTCCCGCAGGTGGCGACGATGGGCCTGCGGTAACCTGTTGACCAGACGCCATAGCAACGCGGCGTTGGTAGGCTTTGATGATGGGGCCGAAGTCGGCCGGCATGTTCGAACTGACGGGAAGGGCTCGGTTCTTCAGGTCCATCTGAGTATCGATGGTTGACCAACGAAACTCGGCTTTGTTGCCCTGAACCATGACCTTCTCACACTTCACGACATCGCCGAAGAAGGGCGGTATCTTGGGCGCGAGCTTGGCTCCGATGGCGCTCACCATCAGCTTTTTGACACCGAGAAGCTCGTCCATCTCCTTCTCGACATGCGAGGTCAAGGTGAAGAAGCAGGAGCGGTCGGAATTGATCTTGACAAGCATGTTGTAGACGAAGTTCTGGGCGATACCCCACTCGCCGGGGTTCGCAGTCGGTTTGAAGCCGACGGTGCAGCCCCAACCTATAAGGCACCACCCTGTGAGGGAGTCAATGTTCAGAGCGCAGTCGTCGGGCCACTGAGTGAAGTCGCCATAGTCCTGGTTGGTGCGATCGCAATGGAAGTTGCGAAAGGCATTCAGGAACTTCATCGCCGGGGCGCGGAACGAGGCTTTGCCCATGTCACGTTGGTCGGCGAGTTGCTTCTGGTCCATCGAACTGATCTTCGTAATCATGTCTTCGAGTTCGAGCCAGCCGGCGGAAGCTGGAGCACATAGTGTCCAATGGAGGCGGTCGATTGGAGCCTTCAAGCGTTCGCAGGCGTCGATCAGAGAGGCGACGCCGTCGGGCTCCGTGACGACTACAAAGACGCGAAGGCCATACAACAATTGTGTTGCTATGGCCGAGGTCTTGCCGGTGCCGGTGGCTCCGGTCAAGAGGGTGGAGGGAGGCTGAAGGATCACGCTTGGTCCTCCCATGCGCCGATTCGTTCGAGGATGGTTTCGAGTTCCTTCTTCACGGCCTTCACGACGTCTCGTGCTTGGTCGCGGTCGACCATTCCGGTGCGCTTGAGTTCCTCGTTCATGGCCCATACTTTGCCGTGAGCCATGATGAGGCGAGTGATTAGGATGGCGAGGATTTCGATTTCGTCTATTTTCATCTTAGCCTCCCTCTGATGCGGTCGGTGTGATGTAGTCCGAGAACTCGGCGGTGACGTCGTCGATGACAGTCTTGAGGCGCCACGCGACCTTGCTTTCGGTGTCTTTGAGACTGGCTGGATACGGCTTCGCAAACGAAGCTGCGATGCGGGTCAGGAGTCGTGCGTATTCGCGGGAGGTCATCAGAACATTCCTTCTAGATCGTCGAGGGTCGGTTTCCTCGACTTCGTGGGTGGAAGAGTGGTGGGGACGTTCGAGTTCTTGAGCCGGTGAACGAGGCCGAAGATGGCGAAGGCTGCTGCGTCTAGCTCGGCCACGCAACGTCGGAAGCCGGCGATGTCGCGGAGAAGTTCGTCCTCGTCGCCAGGTGCGAGTGGTAGTGTGATTGGAAAGATGTCCACATGCTTTCGCATGAGTGCGAGGCGGGCGACTGCCGTGCCAAGGGTTGCGATGTTGTCGTCGGTCAGCGGGGGATAGAGACTCATTGGAACACTCTGCAAGCTCTGATTGCGGCCACGAGGGCTTGAACGCCGCTCGCGGTTACGAGGCCAATGAAGACGGCCGTGATGAGTATGAAGGCCACAGTGTGGAGTTTGGGGCGGTTGTCGAAGCTCATGCGAGTCTCTCTCGTTTGCCTTCGGGTAAGTTCTCAGTGACGATGTCGAAGTGGTAGAGCAGCTCGCAAGCGCGGTCTGGCATTACTGCTTCGGCGATTGTGTTGCCTTTAGCGTCCAGGAGCATGAGGTGGGGGCGACCACATTCGGGGTCGCCGCAGGTCCAGACCTGGACACTGTAGGCTCGCGGGTATAGCTGCTTTCCCTTCCATTCTTCGCTAGGCATATTTGTCCTCGCGTGGATGACAGAGGTCATTGGGGTTGTCGGAGCGCCGGAGGCAGTACATGCACTCGTAGCGCCCCGATTGGAAGCTCAGCTTGCACTCGCCGCAGATGGATCTTCCACCTTGGCGGGGTTCTTTTCGAGAGGGTTCCATCGGCGGATCTCCATTTCGTTGAGCCAAGCCTCGGGGTCGTTGCTGGTGCAGGAGTCCATGAAGATGCAGTGGCCATACGAGGTGCAGGCGCTGGCGAAGTTGTAGTCCCAATAGCCTTCGTCCCAGGCTCTACGGATTGCCCAAAGATCGCGGCGCAACTGTTCGAGCCAGCGAGCGATCAGTGCCTTCGAATAGGGCTGAGTCATCTCGGCGTGGACGATCTGGGTCTTCTGGATGCCAATACCCCTGACACACACCTCTTCGGCGGGGATGCCACAGCTTTGAAGAGCCCAGACGTAGCCGATGAATTGGCTTCGGAGCGCCCACTGCTTCGACCAGAGGGCGCCGATTGAGGAGCCGGTGGTCTTCTCGTCGCGCGGGATGGGGCGGCCATAGCGTTCGCCGAGCATGTCGAAGCGGCCGGCGTAGACGAAGGGTTGGCCACTCGGGTGTACGGGGAAATAGCCGCCTATTCTTAGCTCCTCATCGGTGTAGAGTCCGGGCTCTACAACCGGTTCGAGTGGGATGGCGAAGGTGTATTCCATCGTCGGTTTGCCTTCGGACGTGCGGTATGGCTTCACCTCGTCGGTGTGTGGAGGGTACTCTTGAAAGTAGCCGTGGTTCGTTTGGCCGCCGTCGGGATTCCAAACGGCTTGCCAGACGCGGTCCTTGGTCTTGGCGGTTCTCTTCCAGTCGGGGATTTCGAAATCGCCCCATTCGAGGAGGAAGCGGGCATGGCTTCGGAGGATCGCGTCGTCGAGCGACAGTCCCTCGTTGTAGATACCCTTGTAGGTTTCTTCGAGGGCTGCGGCGAAGCAAGCGCCGGCGTGAAGGTCGATTGAGAGTCCGGGTGGACGCAAGCCGAGGCAGAATTCCTTGTAGAACTTCTGAGGGCACTCCGCGAAGCAGGAGCGCTGTGTTGCGTCTATGACGATGGGCAGTTCGGCTTTGAAGGTCATGGCAAGGTGCTCCTCGGGTTTCAGTTGGGACGTTCGTCTTCGAGATAGTTGAACTCCTCTGGTTCGGCATACGAGACGCGGTGGTCCTTGGCGCTCTGCGCCACGATGCGGCGGCGGCCCTCGACGAAGGCCAAGACAATGTGACAGGGCATGGGGCCGTACTCGCGGCTGTGCAGAAGGTCGCCGAACTTGTTCGTGCCCTGTTCCAGGACGTAGCCAGAATTGCCGTCGCGTCTGGTGGACCAGGTGAAGGTACACTTTTCGGTCATTTGCTGGCCTCGATTGGTGCCACGTCTTTCATGAGTTCCGCCTCGAGATGCTTGATCCGAAGCGATGTCTCCATTGGAGGGAGCCAGACGCTCTTCACGCCCCAAGGACTATTCGTGTCGGTCGCCATGAGTTCGCCAAGGCGGATGGCAAGGCAGTTGCGGGCACCGTACTCGCGGACGAAAGGCCCCATGTCGGTGGTGGTCTTCATGTGGGCGAAGATGATCTGCGACTCGGAGAAGTGAGATTGGTAGTCGCGGAGGAGGATGTTGCCCAAGTAGGACGCGCTTAGAGCGCGGATGTAGGTGTCCATTTCGCTTGCGCGGCCCGAACCCAGGCAGAGCGACTCGCTTAGGGCTTGGAGGGACTCTTGAACGTCGATGACCATGGCGCAGGGCTCGCTGGTCACCAGTGCTGCCAAGAAGTCGCTGCCAGGGCCGAAGACGAAGGTGAAGCGTGGGAGGGGGAGGTTCATCTTTGGCTCCTTTAAGAGAGCATCGCGTCAATGTCGTCGAGAGTGGCCGCTGGGGCCGTCGAACGCTTCGTGCGCTTGGTTTCCTTCGGAGGCCCAGCGGTGCGGCGACGCAGAGCGCCGGTGATGAAGGCAAGCTCTTGAAGCATCTCGGTCGGCACTAAGTGAAGGTCGGTGCCGTTGATGCTCAGCTTGGCGATCTCGTCTCTGAGATCGCGGCGCCTCTGCTCGAGCTGAGCTGGTTGAAGCGCTTG